TATGAAATGTTTTTAAGAGCAGAAGGTAAAGAAGTAGCAGACAAATTATATCCCCAATTTAAAACTGTAGTAGATAAAATAACAGGAGAAATTAAAGACAGAACGACAACAAAAGCAAGTGATAAGAGAACAGAAGATATAATTAAAACGATTAATAAACTAATTGATAAAAAAGGATATGCGACAGAAAAAGAGATTATTAAAGCACTAACTAAAAAATATGGTAAAACAACAATAGAAACACAAATAAAAAGGTCTTTACCACAAATTTTAGAAGAAAATAACTTAAAAAGAGTTAAAGCTAATAAAGAATTAAAAGAAAGATTAAAAATCAGGTCAAAAGGGTATCCAATGGTGATTATTAAGGATACCCTTTAAATTTTCTCTTTTTTGGAGGTGAAAATATGCCAAAGCTTAAAAAAACATCAAAAAATGTAAATCCATTATGGGAAGCACTCAAAAAATTTAAAAATGGAGAGCATACAAGAATAAAATATCACTATTTTTTATGGAAAAATAAAATTTTTTACTCATACAGAGGGGAAGAAAATTACGATATTTCAGAAGAAGAATTTATCAAGAAGTTTTTAGATGGTAGCAGGGTAAAATATAGAAACCTTGAAAGATGGTCAGAATCAGAAGAATATCAAAAATTACTTTTGTTGTACAAGAAGCAAAACCTAATAAAAGATTTAATAAGCGTATATGACGCAATCCTTGAAAAATCACTAAATGGCGATAATGCAGCAGTTAAAACGTTAATTTCATTACAGCAGGAAATAGATAGGTTGTATAAAGAAATTAGCGATGAGAAGCCAAAACAGGAGGAAGAAGAACAAGAAGATGATGGACTAATCATTGAGTAGGTGGTGACAACATGGCAAAAAAGAACTTAACAACAGAAGAAAAATTGCAAATAATTAACAGTGATCCAATTTTATGGCTTAAAAATTTTGTAAAAATTGTAAATAATCAAGGTGAATTAGTACCATTTATCCTAAATGAGGAACAGGAACATTTTGTAAGAAATATGGGTAAGTACAACATTATTCTAAAAGCGAGACAAATAGGATTTACGACTTTGTCTTTAGGATTAATGCTTTATTACGCTTGCACAAAGCCGAATACTCATTATTTAATGTTATCTTATGATACAGTCAGTACACAAAACATATTCAATCGTTTAAAAGATATGTATGAAACCATACCCGACAAATATAAAGTTCCACAAAAGAGAATGAATAAATTAGAATTACTACTACAAAATGGAAGTAGAATATCAGTTAAAACTGCAAGTGTGAAAGAATTAGGAAGGTCTTTTTCATTACAAATGATACATTGTAGTGAATTCGCATTTTGGCCAGCAGAACAGCAGGAAAGAGGGCTTATTGCATTAGAGCAAGCGCTTTTAAAAAATGAGGACAGCAAAATTATTATTGAAAGCACAGCAAATGGCATAGGTAATAATTTTTATAAAATTTTCACAGATGCACAAAAAGGCAAAAGTAAATATAAAGCATTCTTTTATTCTTGGTTAGGTGATGGAGCTAAAAAACAATTCAAAAGCGAGTACAAAATAGCGGAAGAATGGTATAGAAGTCAAAATCATGGGAGAAGACAATCAAGCGATGATTTATTACCTGAAGAAAAGAAATTAAGAGAATTAGGAGCAACTTATTTGCAACTGATGTGGAGAAGGTGGAAACTACAGGATATGAGTATTGAAGATTTTCAACAAGAATATCCTTCAATTCCTGAAGAAGCTTTTATAACTACAGATGTAGGAGTATTTGACGCAAAAATTATTACAGAACGCTATTCTTCATTATTAGAACCACTGAAATTAAGTGAATTAGAAAAAGAATTACCTAATTCACTAATTCCATACTTTGGAAAAGGATTATACATCTATAAAAACGTGAAGAAAAATGAACGCTATTATGCAGGTATTGACACCAGCGGAGGGCTTAAAAATGATTATAGTGCTATTTCTATCTTAAATACTGAAGGTGAGCAAGTAGCAGTATTTTATAGGAATGACATACCAATTTATAAATTCACTCAAATTGCTTATGGTTTAGGAATGTATTTCAATTACGCTATGTATTTGATAGAACGCAACAGTTATGGATTGGATTTAATACAGCGCTTAAGAAAAGAGATGGGATATTTACAAGTGCTAAAAACTAAAACATGGGACAATGCAACAGGAAAAAAGAAATGGGAATTTGGATGGACCACTTCAAGGGTAAATAAAGTAAAGATGATAAATGACCTTAAAGAAGTTTTTGAATTAGGACTAATCTTAATTAATGACAAAGAAACGCTTGACGAAATGAAAACTTTTGTGGAAATTGATGGAAAACTTGAGAATGAAAAAAGACAATATCATGATGACCTTGTAATTGCTTTAGCTTTAGCAGTGCAATGTATGAAAAGTGGTAGATGGTACATCTAAAACGCTTAATTTTGACTTATAAACGATTTTAAATATAGGGGGTATAGTTTTATATGGCTAAAATAAAAAAAGACGCTATAAAGCTTGATGAGACGCTTGTAGAATTAAAATTTTGGCTGAAAGGGTATAGAGAGCCGATTATTATTTACACGACAGCTACACAATCATGCGATTTTGTGGATTTTGTCTATCAGAACAGAGCGGTAGTTAGAACTAAAAGCGATAAAGAAAAATTTGAGAAAAAATTTTATATTTTTGACGACTATAAACGTAAAGAAACGGTATTGATTTCGCTTGATGATATAAAAGCGATGTCAATACCTTTTTTCATTGATGAAGGAGAAGAATATAACTTTAAAATTTTAGAAAGCAGATAGGAGGTAAAAATATGACTTTACAAGAATACATTAACTATTTTTATGCAGGAAAGCCAAATTGGTTTTTAGAAGAAATTTCAAATGGTTGGCATATAAAAAGAATTAGCAACATTCTGAACATAAAACAATATTTGGATGGCAAGCACAAAATACTTGATAGACCCGATGAAGTTTTTAATGGCAGAACGATTGAGACAAAAAAAATAATTTTAAGTTATGCTAAAACAATAATAAACTTTCAAACAAGCTTTTTACTAAAAAATCCTGTAACCTTGACTTGTCCAGATAGTAAAACATTGGATGTTTTTAAAAACATTTATGAAAAAGGCAATTATGATTTGGTAGATTATAAAATATTACAAAACATGGTAAAGTATGGTGAAACCTATGAATATATTTATTTGGATAAAAATGGTATAATAAAATCTAAAATAATAGATAGTGCGGATGGATACCCGATTTATGACGATGAGATGAATTATTTGGGCTTTATTGAATACTATAACATAAATGGAATATCTTATTATATCATTTTTACCGATGATACAGTTACCAGCTATAGCGACATAGGAGGAGAATTACACAAAACAGGGCAGTATAAAAATTTATCAGGATTACCGATTGTTTATAGAATACCTTCAGAAACAGACCCATTAACAGGCAGGAGCGATTTATTAGATTATATTGATATATTGGATAGCATGGAGGATTTAATAAGCAAATATTTTGACGCATTTTACAAGTATATAACAGGTATTCCAGTAGTAAAGGGTATGAAATTGGCTATCGATAAACAAGGCAATGGAGCAATAGATAAAAACGTTGTAGGATATGCTTTACAACTTGATGAGGGAGCAGATTTTGAATTTGTACAAAATAAGACAGACATACAAAGTTTTAAGGTATTATTCAACACGTTAAAACAATCATTACTTGATATTTCATGTACTCCAGCAGTGGCAATAAATAGTACAGATATAAGCAATTTGAGTGAAGTAGCAATAAAAATGCTTTATTCTATGGCAGAGATTAAGGGCAGTATGAACGCAAATTATCTAAAGGAAGGATTTTATCAACGATGGGCACAAATGCAGAAAATATTAAAAACGCAGAATATTAACGTTGATATAAGCGGATTAGATTGTACATTTAAGATGAATATACCACAAAATAGCAAGGACATTGTAGATGACTTGAAGAAGCTTAAAGAAATAGGTGGTATATCATTACCGACATTGTTAGCAAACAATCCTTACGTATTTGACGTTGCAACCGAATTAAAGAATTTGGAGAATACACAAAATGTAGTAGATGATGAAAATAAATAACACAAGATATGGTAGATGTTTAGTTATGCGGGACGCAAATAGTCCCGCTTTATCGTGTTAAAGTTGTTAATTCTGATTGGTTTAGTAGGAATTAGTATTAATTGAAAATAATTATTAATTGAGAATCATTATCAATAAGAGATTTGGTCGAAAAATTTCGGCGTGTTATGATTTGTTATAATCGTGCTACAATTTTTTTAGTAGTATATTTTTATACAAGAGCAATAGAGTAATAGAATTTACAGAAAATTAATTAAATTCATAAAAACAATTTCCAATTTAACAATATTTTAAATAGATTCCATAAAATAGGGTACAAAATTGGTAATTACACTTGGAAACACTAATTTCTAAAAAATAGAAAAATCACTGAAATGCTTGATTTTACTACATTTAGATGCACTTTAGTATAATAAATTATACGAAATTTTAATTTTGTATAATTAGGTTTTTGTAATAAAATTTTGATTCTATAACCTATCATTACCCCATTTTGGGAAAAATTGGGCACAGCTAACCCATTTTTTACCGCTCAAAGTAAAAAATATTTATTCAGATTTTTTTATTTTTATACAAAATATTACTAATATTTTCCAAACAATTCAATAAAATTTTCAAAAAATGCATACAAAAAAACCGCTACTTTAACGCTAAAAGTGGACAAAAAAGACGCTTTTTTCAAAAAATTACTATTTTAAAACAAAAAAGATGATATATTTTTCAGCGGCAATATGTTATAATCATTTAAAAATAAAAAAGAGGAGGAATATTATGGATAATGAATTCGAAAAACTTCATAATAAATTAATGTCAATTGATATTGCCAAAAGGTACATTCTTGAAAAATCTAAAGAAAGTGATGAAATATGGAGCAGGATTAAAACAAAAAACGATGTGGAAAGCATTAAAAGGCAACTTGAAGGATATATTGAGGATTTTAGTAAACCAATTAAATTATTTGATGATGATATAGATACATTGGATTATAAATTCAAAAGTTATATACTTGCTATAAAGAAAATTTTACAATCGCCAAAAACTTATGGATATTCTATAGATGAAATAAAACAATTAATAGATAAAATTAATTCATATCATGAAAAAATAGGTTATATTAAAACTAAAAAGGGTATGCAAGGAGATTAAGAGGTTAAAAACCTCTTTTTTTTTATTTTAATTAATTGCCATAAGGAGGTCTTAATATGACAAATTTAGAACGTTTGAAAATCGAAATAAAAGGTATAGATTATACAGACGATGAATTATCAATCTATCTTCAAGAAAATGATTTAAATCCAAACGACATATACGACCCAAACAATAAAATAAATCATCGAAACATTCTTAAAACTGCTTTAGCTATTCTTGAAAGTGTAGCTAATAATCCAACCCTAATGAAAACATATAAAACCGATGATATGACAATTACACAATTTTCAGAAAATTTACAGAATCGCATTGATGCTTTAGAGAGAAAAATAAGACAAATTTCAATAAATGACACTATAGACAGCACAGGAGCAAGCTTTACATATCTTTTTAAGAATTAGGGTATACCCTAAAACATTAATTTTTAAAAAATGCTAAAAGTGGCTTTTTAATATGTTTTTAAGCACATTAGTCAAAATTGATTAAAAGTGGCTTCTTAATATGCTCAAAATACAATTTCCAAATGTTAGGCGCTCAAATTTACCCTATAACAAGAGTTATTTTAAGGGGGTATATAATTTATACCCCTAACTATTTTTAAAACGATTGTAGGGCTTGCTACAGAGATTTTTTTATATTGAAAGGAGGCAATAGAATTGAAACTATTTAATTTTCCTAAAAATGATTTTGATTTTATCTTTTTTGAGCAGGCAAAAGCGATAAAAATTAATGGTGCAGATGGTAATGCTATTTTTAATAAAGATTTTACTAAAATCACTACTATAACACCAATTAAAACAGGTGATATTATCGAATACAATAACAAAAAATATCTAATCACAAGTGAAAATATAGAAAAAAAATACGATACCTACTACAAAGCAAAAATAGAATATTGTAACTATTTAATAAAATTCAAAATTCAAGACGTTGTAAAAGAATTTGACGCAATAATTGATAGCAAAACATTTGACATACAACAAAATCAATATATTGTCTTACCAACAGGGAAAATAATTGTTAAAATTCAAGATACCACAGATAGTGAAAATATTACACTTGGTATGCGGTTTATCAAAATGGGTAACGCTTGGAAGGTAACAGGAATTGACAAAACAACAGAAGGTCTTATTGTTTTGCATTGTGATTTAGACCAAATAGACCCTAACATTGATGATGTTGCTAATGAAGTTGCAAATGGACTAACACCAGCACCAGCACCAGAGCCAGTACCAGCAAGACAAATGTATATTTCAGGTGCTGATACTTTAGATACTTGGACAAATCAGACATACACAGTAAAATATAGCGATGATAATTCAGTAGTAACAGATAAAACATTTACATTTACTTTGAGCAATAATAATGCAAGTATAATATCAAAAACAAGTAATAGCGTAACATTGCAGTATAAAGCAAGTGGTACAGTAACACTTACAGCTACTTGCAATGAGGATAGTTCGATTGTTTTGACAAAATCTATTACTTGTAGTGGTAGTTTATGGTAAGGAGTGATTGAAATGGAAAATATTTACGAAAAAATTCAAGAGCATGATAAAGAAATTGTGAAAATGAAAAATAATATACAAGAATTGAGAGATGAGAGAAGAAATGAAAGAATTAAGAGAACTCATAAAAGAAGTAACAAAAGACATAACAAAAACGAATAGTATTGTAACAAAATCAAGTAATTCTGTAGAAAAATTAGTTAGAAAAATAAATATTTTTATCAATAATACATGGCTAATAATGGTTATATTAGTGATATATGGATTGATTTTGTGATGGAGATAATTTTTTTAAAAAAAAGTATTGACGATACGTTTAATTATGGTATAATTTAGTTAAGAAATTGGAGATTAAAAAAAACGAGTGGTTATACGCTATCTAATATTGACAATAAATAAAATGGTTGGGAACAGGTAATTTGTACCAATTCGGGACCGTGAGGTCGCAGGTTCAAATCCTGTTGCCCCGACCATTATTACAGCCATGTGGGTTTTAAGACTTATCAACAGGCTAAAAGAACAAGTGGTTGCAGGTATGATATAGGGCCACCTCGGTGGTAAATTTGTAAAAATATTGAAAGACGCTCACAATTTAAGTGAGCGATTTTTTATGGAGTTATTGGTTTCTCAAATATATCCTCCTGCATATTATGGAATTATGCTAATATGTGGGGGGATGTGTTTTGTACATTTACATTGCCAATATGGGAGAAGATATTATTGAGCGAGTTAATTTGAAGACAAATCACAGAAATTTTGCAAAGATTAAATCATATAACAATAAACATCTGCCCTTAAATGTCTATTCTAAATATTTATGTGGTCCTCATCGATTAATTTTAGA